ACGGACGGGCGTTGACCGTCTGTCCTTGCACCGAGCCGCGCGTCGCCAACACGTCTTGGGGCCACTGCCACTGATTGTCCGGCGATCCTGCCATGAAACGCAGGTCATCTAGCTCGTCTTGGCGGCTGTCAGAGTACGCCGAGAGGGCCATAGTAAGGCGCGAGCGCGCCGTGGCCAGTACATCAGCTGGGTCGCGGGCGGCTTTGCCCCGGTTGGTCGGCGTGTTGGCAACGCGAGCGGCGCCTCTAAGCCCTGTGGGGTCTTTTGCCATTACTTGCGCTTCTTACCTTGTGCCTTACGCTGGACCGCATACGCAATCGCTACAGCCTGTTTTGACGGCTTGCCAGCTTGCATCTCCGCTTTGATGTTCTTGCGGAACGCGCCTTTGCTTGCGGACTTAACGAGCGGCATTAGCGAGCTCTCCCCCGGCTGCGCATCGGCATGGGCGAGGGGCGGAAGTTCGTCGTTGTGCGGATAATGTCCTCAGACACGCGCCGGGGCGGCATCGGCATCCGAGGCTGCTGAGCAGCCGAAGCAGAGGGTTGGGCCAGCATTTCGCCAATTGTGGCGCGTTTGGAAACGCCCATGGGGCCGTATCGCATGATTACTTCCTCTTTTTGGCTGTCTTAGCCGATTGACGGAACGCTTTAGCGGTCGGTGCGCCTGCGGCGCCCGGTTTGCGCATCTTCTCACCACTGCCGGCTGCAATGCGCGCCCGCTTAGCGTGAATGTTACTATACAAGCCTGGCTTAGCCACATTTCCACCTTCTTAGTGACGCCCGTGCCCGTTCGGCTGGCCCCTTGGCCTTAGCCACCACACCCTTCATGCGCGCGCAGAACGACTTCTTACGCCCTTCGTCCGCCTTAGTCTTGGGACTGGGCGCAGGAGCCTTGAGGCTGCTACCCGTAGCGCGGTTGTACTTGGCTCGGCCCTTGGCCGTCAAGCCCGCACCCTTCGACACGGGCTGCTTCTCACCGCGACCTACCGACAGACTGACCGACTTGCGTGCCATCAGGCCCCCATCCAACTGCTCGCCATGCCGTTGCCACCCTGCTGGGCGACCACTCGTCTTGGTATGTCGCGCGCCTCACGGCTTGCAAGCGGGTAGGCGAAAGTGACGGCGAGCGCGTCTGCCGCATCCGGCGACGCTTGACCTCTAGCCTTCATCTCTTTCTTACCTTCCAAGAAGATCGTCCCCGACGAGTTAGGCTTGGTGTGCGGCCCGCACAAGTCCGACTTGAGTAGCCGATCAGGCGGGATGCTCGCCGTGCGTAGCCATTCCCGCATGTCGCCCCACATCTCGGCGCGCTTGTTGCCCCACATCACAGGGTTCTTAGCCTTCCAGCCAAAGTTTACCCCACGAACCTTATACCGCTGCTCTTTCAGCCGGTCAAGTATGCCATAGCCAAGCCCACCCTCGTCAATCACCGTGAGCGCGGGTTTGTACTCCTCGATCGCGTCGATGACGCGCCCGACAGTGACCATAGTGTCCTCGCCCCGGTAGCGCTTGATTGCCACAATGTCGCGCCCCTGCCTTACGACGATGACGGTGCTGTCGGCGCCGGATCGGGCGGGGTCTACCCCAACGACTCGCGGAGCCGTCTCATCCTTGTAGCGGGCGCGCGCCACAGCCTCGTCCACAATTCGCGGAGCAATGAACTGGTCGTCGCCGTCTGAAGGGAACTCTCCGTAGACCTCGACTTTAGCCTGGCTGCTGTCGGCGCCATACTCGGCGATGATCTGCTCGTAGACCGCTTTGTCGGTGTCTTCAACTTGACGCGCGTCGATGCTTTGCGTTTGCCAGAATTCCCTTTTTGCGTTGAAACACTCATAAAAATACCCCTCGTTGCGTCGCGGGTTACTGAAGGAGAGCCAGAAGCGATTGGGCGTGTTCTCCGTAAAAAACCCCGACGTTACCGCCCAGATGGGGTCCGGTATGCCCGACGCCTCATCGAAGATGACCATCACACCGTCGAAGTTGTGGACACCGGCGTACGCGTCGGGGTTCTCCTCGCTCCAGAGCCGCCCCTCGACCGACCAGTACCGCGTGCCTTTCTTCAGGTCGCGCTCGACGATCTCCGCCAGCCACTTAGCCGGCATGACCCGCGTCGCACTGACCTCGAACCAATGACTGTTGAGCAGCAGCGAGAGCCACTTAGTCACCTCAGCCCAAGTGACCGAGCGTAGCTGGGCTTCTGAGTTAGCCGACACGATGATAGTCGAGCCGATGCGTGTCGATAGCATCCACAGGATGAGCCAACTGACCAGAGCCGACTTACCGATGCCGCGCCCCGAGGCGGTGGCCATGCGCAGCACGTCGTACCCAGTCGCGCTCTTGTTCTTAGCGATGTGAGCGGCCACCTTGCGCAACACGTCGCGCTGCCACTTGCGCGGCCCGCTGAAGTTCTCAAGCGGCGTGCCTTTCTGCCCCCACGGGAACGCAAACAGCACGAACGCCTCGGGGTCGTCCTTGACGCTCGGCGACCACAGCCGAGTCATCAGTAGCTGCTCGTCCTCGGCGCTATATATCGGAAGTTGCATATTCTGCCGTTAGGGCTTGGGTGGCGTGCGTGGTGGGCGTGGTAGACGCGCGGGTCAATGCAGCCGGTTCATCCTGCAATACTCGGCCTTCAATGACGCGAGATTCTGCCTCTTGCAACGCCGCAATGACGCTGATCTGCTGCTTGATATCAACCTGCACCTGTTGCTTCGCCACCCAGCCATGCACATGCTGAAGGAGCGAGAGCGCCGCTTTGCTATCGCCATTTCGCGCCGCTTCGCGCAACTGCCCCGCAGCCTCAGCTTCAGCGTCGGCACGCCCTTTAGCCTCCGCCATCTCGGCGAGCTGGTCCATCTGACGTAGCCGGCGGTACTCCGTCGGCAACAGCCCTGCCGCCAAGGCAAGGTTATCACCTTTCAGCCCGAGTGCCGCCGCGTCATAAATGGCCTGTAGCCGCGCCTCAGTGGCGTTCAACTGCCGGGGTGCGTGCGGAAGCGATTTGAACATGTTGCAACACTACCGTGCGTGTAAGCAAAAGACAAGCGATGTGCAGGACTGACTGCGTGCGGTTAAAAAATAAAAAATTTGTGCAACCCCTCTATAACAGGTACAGCCACCGCGCGGGCCGGGCCACCCCACAGTTGCAAATGATTCTCGTTCGCATTCAGCCTGGGCGCGGTGGGCAGCGTGGGCAATGTGGGCAACGGCTACGCGCCCCCCGACTGTTAGCACCGTGCGGCTAGCCGATCGCGTGCGAACACATCGACTTGTGGGCAATGTGGGTCATTTGGTTTTGGATGACCCACATTGCCCACAAATCGAAGGCATGGGCGATTTGTGGGTCATGTGGGCAATGTGGTCACGAAAATTAAATCGCAGCGGCTCCAACGGAATGCGCGCCAGCCGCTACGGGCTGTATGTTTATACAGTAGTATCTTTTTCTTAGCTTAAAGATAAAGAGATGACCCACAATGCCCACAATCCCATTCGCGCCCTATGTTTATAGGCACTTGCGCGTGGGCAATTCGTCCGCAAAACATGACCCACACCATTACCCACATTGCCCACACACGCCATTGTAAAAAAATGCTTGACAGCCTACGCGCGCGCGTCTACTCTGCACCCATCGACAACGCAACTGAGGTACACGCCATGTTCGACCATGCAGATTTTGAAACTAACCCGAAGAAGTACGAACTGTTCCGCACCGCCCGCGTCAAGTCGCATGTGTTTACCGAAAACGGTGAAGACGACTTGGCCGCCGGCCAATTTGTCGCCATTCGCCATATTAAAAATGCTTACAACGGAATGCGTTGCCGTACTGAACCCGTCTATAGCCTCACCACGGGCGGCAAGGTGTGGGGCGTTATGTTCGCCAACAATCTCTCTGACTTTACGCTCTGAGGTACACCCCATGAAATTCTCCAACCTTTTGTTCTGCTGCTCCGCGATCCTCACGTTCGGCGCCTACATGGGAGCCGCCACACTTGGCCTCGCCCTGTTTGCGCAGGCGAGCGCAATAATCTGTCTTGCATTGAACGACTAACCTGCTGTAACCTAATCTCGTACAATCCAACACACTAAAGGACAATCCACCATGTACACACTCACCGTTTCTCTTGCCACCCTGCGCGCCGCTCGTACCCACGCCGCCGAAAATGACGTGCGCGCGTACTTGAATGGCATCTATCTGGATACCGCCGCCGGTAAGGTTGTCGCCACCGATGGGCATCGCCTGTTCGCCGCCAACGCGCGCGGCGTCAAGTCTGTATACCCTGCAGTCATCATCCCGAACGAGACTATTGACGCCGCGTTGAAGCAATTTACCGGCGAATACGCGCGCGGCAAGTCGCTGGGCACTATTGACGTTACTGTTACGATTGACGAAACGGCCGTAGCTATTGGCACGCCGACGGGTTCCGTTACCGGCCGCACATTGGACGGCCGTTTCCCTGAGTGGCGCCGCGTCGTCCCTAAAGCTGATGACGTAGGCGAGCATGTGCCGGCCGTACTCAACACTCAGTATCTCGCCGACGCGTGCGAGGCGCTCTCCATCGCGCGGAACGTGCCGAAAAAGAAAGCCGGACAACACGGCATCCGTATCCACATGCGCGGCGAGTTCCCGACTGTAGTGACGGACAACACCATCGGCGTGCTCGCACTCGTTATGCCCATGCGTAACGACTTGACGGCCGACGTTGCGCGCATGGCGTGCCGCATGGCACACGATGACGCGTTGCCGTACAGCGCGGACACGGCCGCCGCCGTCGCCGAAGAAGCCGCCTAATCATCCGATCCTAAGGGCGGCGCCCACGGCCGCCCGCTCTTAACTAACCTAAAGGACACTACACCATGACGACCGACACCAAGTACAACGGCTGGACTAATTACGCCACATGGCGCGTTGCGCTAGAGATATTCGACTGTTTGGATGTCCGCGACTTGTACCCAACCGAGGTCGCCGACGACGACGCCTACGGCCTCGGCCAACTGTTGGAAGAATACGCCGATAGCGTGGTCACGCAGGACGGCTCGTTAGAAGGCCTCGCCGTGGACTACGCGCGCGCCTTCCTGAAGGATGTCAACTGGCACGAGATCGCCGAGCATATGCTCGACGATATTAAGGCGGAGGGTGAGTGACATGGCTCACAAGAAGTACGCTCGCACCTGTTCGGAGTGCGGCAAGGGCATGAACGAGGGCTATTGCATCGACAGCGGCTGTGAGTATTACTGCTCCGATGCTTGCTTGCATAAGCACTTCACCCCCGAGGAATGGGAATCCATGTACGCCGACGGCGACGGCGACTCGTACTACACAGAGTGGGACGCTGACGACGACGACGACGCGATAGATACCTATCACGCGTGGGACTGCGCGGGAGATGCCGCATGATTACTTGGCTATATTGGCTAACGGGTAGCCGGTGGCGGCATGCCATCGCGCGCCAGGACTGGCGCCGCGTCCCGCCGCCTAACTGGGCATGCAGCCGCCGGCGAACTGGCGGCGACTACTGGTGAAGGGGGACAGTATGCGGACACGTGACACCATCAACCCCGACCATTACAAGGTCGGGGGGATCGAAGCTATCGACTACATGAGGGCTAAGAGTACGCCGGAGGAATTCCAGGGCTATCTGCGGCTATCAGCCCTTAAGTACCTATCCCGTGCAGGGCACAAGGGCGACGCCCATGAGGACTACGCCAAAGCGCTCTGGTTCGTTACACGGCTAGTTGAGGAGGGCGAGCGTGGGTAACCTACACACCGCCGCCGAGCGCGCGTTAGAAGCGCTGGATAACCTGATACTGGCGTGCGAGCCGCCGGCCGACCCTAGCGCATTAGAACCGGCAGTCGCGGCGGCTATCCAGGCCGCATCCGCACTAGCCGCCGCTATCTGTACCAGTCACACTGAGAGGGAGACAGTATGACCGAGCACTACGAGCCCGACCCGTTGGACGCTGAATGGGACAGCCGGGTACACACCACGACGGAGTACCGCGCCGAGATCCGGCAACTACGTGAGCGGTGTTGGCGGTACGCAAAGGAACTGGAAGAACTGCGCGAGAGAGTCAAGCGACTGGAGGAGCGAGTATGAGCAAGATTAACGACGGTGGCCCGGCGTTTCCGCGCCCGGCAAGCCAATTCAAGTTGAACCAATCGACGCATCAGGCTTTTCCCTACAACGGCATGACCCTGCGCGACTGGTTCGCGGGGCAGGCGTTGGCGGGGTTCATTGACTTTGGGACGAAGTCAGACGATGAGTATTTTGAACTCGGCGCACGGGCTGCATACCTTATGGCCGACGCCATGCTTAAGGCGCGGGAGGTGAAGCCGTGACACGCGAGGACATTATCCGATGGGCGCGGGAGGCCGAGGACTACGCCGACACCATCTACGAAAAAGGCGAATATCCCCCCGGATGGTTGGAAGTTCGTGACCAACGCTTCGCCGCCCTTGTCGCAGAGGCCGAGCGGGAGGCAATTTGCCCAATCGTCTACGGGCTGTGCGTGTCGGACAACAACGCGCAGGAAATCGTCAACGCAATCCGGGCAAGGGGGACGAAGTGACCCATGCCAAAGCTGACGACCGCTGACTGGTGGACGCGGCGCATCTGCCGATGGATTGACGTAGCGCGCAGGGAGGCGCGCAAGGGGCTTGGACGGCGCTATAAGCCGCCCAGTGACCGCCAATTCGTCGCCATTCGATACAATCAACTACAGGCCAAACAGCGTGATCTACTTACTCTTGACCATCGCCGCCGCAGTCCTCGTTGAGTGGCTATTTCCCGAC